GGCGTGACGGCGCTGGGCGAGCGGGAAGCCAGGCCTTCTCCGCCGAAGCTCTCGGGAGCGACGGTCCAGGTTCCGGCGAGGGCGGCGGCCTGGCTGCGGGCGCCGGCCGGCGGCGCGAGCTTCCAGACCTGCGTGCTGCCGGTGTAGGCGTCCAGGGCGTAGAGGGCGCCGTTGTCCGGGCAATACGCGAAGGTGCGGTTATTGATGGTGTTGATGGCGCCACCGCTGGGGTTAAGCGGCCAGGAGGTGACGGAGAGGGTCAGGGCCTGCCAGGTGAAGGCGGCGCCGGAGAAGACGGCGGCGAGCGGGGCGGCCCAGACTTTGTAGGCGACGCCCTGGCTGGCGGGATCCCCAGCACCATCTACCGCCGACAGGGCCAGCAGCAGATCGAGCCCCTCGTGCACGACGAGGCCGCCGCCGAATGCGGAGAGCCAGACGCTATTGGTCGAGGTGACCAGGGACCAGGCCTTGGTGGCGGCGTCCCAGACCGCGAATTGGCTCATGAACGCCGAGAAGACGGCATTGGCGCAGAGCGCTTTTTTGCGGCGAGGGTCGTAGACCGTGGCGCCTACGGCGGCGCCGACGCCATTCGGCCGCTGGGTGGCGGTGCGCTTCCAGGCGGCGGGCGCGAATTCCCACAGGTGCGAGGTTTTGATGTCCGAGCCGGAGGTCGATCCGGTGGGATTGCCGGCGAGCAGAAAGGCGCCTCCGGCGAGACCGTAGGCATCGCCGGGGATGTAGCACATGCGGAGAAACCCGTGCCCAGGCTCGGGGAAAATTTTGCCTGGGCGGCCGTAGCCGGAGGGCCAGCCGGTCCAGTCGCCGTTCCAGTCCCCCCAATCGCTGTTGTACTGCACGGCAGCGCCGGATTGGCTGGTCTGGGTTGGATAGGCCGCGTCGATGTTGGCCTTGGTGGCGGGCTGCGCCAGGCTGCGGACGCCGTACATGCCGTCGCTCGGCGGCGGAGTCCCCAGCCACTTCCAGCGCCGGTCGGTCAGGTCGAAGGCGTAGGGGACCGGAACATTGATGGCGCTATGGCCGGCGCCGTAGGCGAAATACTGGAGGGTCTCGCGGTTGTACCCGAAGCCGCCATAGGACAGCAGGCTGGGATAGCCGAAGAGGTGGTCGCTGCCGGCCCAGGGGCCGTCATTGGCGGGCGTGGGGTTCCAGGCCTGGCCTAGGGTGGTGATTTCCGCGAGGGTCGCTCCGCTGCCGGCCGGGTGCGTGCCAGCAGCATAGGACACGGTCTTGCACTGGCCGCTGGCGGGCGCCCAGGAGGGCACCGCGCGGCGGCCCGCCGCGACGGAGCCGCCCGAAGGGCAGGAGTAGGATTCGCCCACCAGTGCCCACCTTACGGCGTGTTGAAGTGGATGGTGGAGGCGTTGACGGTGAACGTCCCCGCGGTGGAGGTGACGTCCGAGCCGAAGTCATTGACGAAGACCAACTCGTCGGCAGAGGAGGCGCCTCCGCGGGACTTGTAGCAGACCTGCTTGCGGGCCGTGATCGTCGAGCTGGCGTAGCTCTGCGACCCGATGGTGAGGGTGACGCGGTGATTGGTCGTGTCCTTGGTCACCGTAAGCGTCGTGCTGGCGCCGCCGGCTGTGTAGCCGGTGCCACTGACCTCGTTGGTGACGTCAGAGCGCTTGGTGTGGGTGCCGCGGTTTTCGGTATAGGCCGAGGTCGTCAGGACGCACTTGAAGGTGTCGGTCTTGACGATGTTACCGGCCATGACGTCGTCGAGGAACGAGTCGTAGACGAGGGTGGTGGCCTGGCTGGCGAAGGCGGCCAGGGCCAGGCAGGCGGCGGTGATGAGGCGTTTGAACATGATGGCTCCTGGGGTTAGGGGTGTTCGAGAAGCGCGACGGCATCGAGGCCGGACGCGGAGGACAGGGGCGGATTGCGGACGGCGTATTCCGTGCTGCCGACGGTGAGGCGGTCGCCGACGCGGACGTCGGGGAAATCCGCCACGGGGTATTGGGCGGAATGGGTGTCGGCGATCACGGCACCGCCAAAGAGGACGGCGCCGGGCGCGTTGAGGATGGCCCGGCCGGAGACCGGCGGGCCTCCGGCGGCGGGGGTCAGGGTGGTCGGGACGCCGAAGTCGCGGTAGAAAACGGCGGAGTCGGCGGCGAAATCGGTCACGATTCGACCTTTTTCGTCCGAGCCGGCCGCGGCTTGGCCGGGGCTTGCACCTCCGTCACCCGCTCGACGCGACCGATTCCGACCAGGTAGGCGGCGTCGGCGTCGGGAAGAAGGATCACTTCTCCCGCTTCGACGGGCTTGCCGTGGTGCCAGAGGGGACGCAGGGTCTTGACTTCGGTCATGGTGGACTCGCCCCGGGTTTCCCCGGGGCCTTCCGATCAGGTAATGGTGGAGGCGGCGGAGAAGGCGCCCGGGATGCGGACCCCCACGTCGCAGGTGTAGAAAGCCCGGATTCCGGTAATCCCTGCCGCGAAATTGGCGTAGGGATTGACGTCGATTTCCAGCACGCCCCATTCCGCACCGATGACCTCGGAGAAGTCGCCGAACAGCATGTGGGCGGCGGGAATGTTGTTGCTGGTGTGGGCGCGGTAGCCCTCGACCTCGCCGTCGAGCAGGTTGCCCTTCCAGAGCGTCACCGAGTCGGTCGAGGCGATACGGGCGCGCTGGGCGAGCAGTCCGGCGACGGCCGGGGTGGTGACGTACCGGCAGTTGGTCGACAGGGCATTGGCGACGGCCACGTCGGTCTGGAATTCGATCAAGCCTGCCAAGCCGAGGGTGGTGCCGGTGACCGATCCGATTCCGGAGGTCCCGATGATGCCGGTGGGCTGGCCGCTGGCGCCGGAGCCGTTGAAGACGGCGGCGTCGTAGGCGATGGCGACGACCTTGGCCAGGTCGTCCATGATGAACGCGTCGGCGTCCGGCGTGCTCTGCAACTGCAGCAGGCGGGTCACTTCGGTGTAGGCGCCCAGGTTCTTCGGGCGGAGCTGCAGGAGGCCGATGGTCTGCTGGCTCTCGGTAATGGCCGTGGTTTCAGAGGACAGCCAGTAGCCGGTGGCGGCCCCGGTGTGCTTGGTAATGTCGACGTTACCGACGAGTCCGGAGAGGGTCCGGATGCCGAGCTGGGCCGACAGCATGCGATTGCGCAGGAGGCCGATGAAGTCCTGCGGGCGCAGGGTGGTGGCGACCATGTTGCCGCCGTTGGCGGCGGTGGCGACGAGCATGTCGCGCTGCTGGACTTCCAGAGGGATGAAGAAGCCCTTGCCGGTGCCCGCGCGTTGCAGGCCGGCGGCGGTGGCCTTCTGTTCGATGGCCTGGGAGACTTCGCGCTCGAAGCCGGCCTTGGTCCAATCGCCTTCGACCATGGCGCGCACGGCGCGCAGGACGGAGAACTGGCGGGTTTCCTTGGCGGTCAGGCCCACTTCGGGTTGCCAAGCCTTGCCCTTTTCGGAAATGTGCTTCAGAAGGGCGGCGGTAAATTCCTCCACCGGCTGGCCGGTACGGATGGCGGCGTCCGACAGGGCGCGGACGCCGTCGAAATCCTTGAATTGCTCGCCCATGGCGGAAATGTCATTGATGCGCTTGAGAGCGCGGGCGGTGGCGTCGCGCTCGATGGCGGCGGGATCCACGTCGGGGACTGCGGTTTGGGTCATGATGGGCTCCAGGGGAATGGGGTCTGCGGGGGCTTGGGGGGGCTGCGGGACGATCTCGGCACTGCGCCCCAAACCGACGGACGGGTCGGCGGGGACGGTGACGAGGGAGTTCTCCAGCACGCCCCACCGGGTGACGACGTAGGTGGCGGGCTGGTCCGCAGCGCGGGCGAAGGGGCCGGCCTCGGCGTCGAGGGCGCGGCGGAAGGCGGCCAGGTCGCCCGGGGCTTCCCGCTGACAGCGGGTCAGGACCCGGTCGAACAGGCGACCGTCTAGGATGCGTTCGGAGGGCGACTCGGCGCCCTTGGCCGTCGATTTCTCAACGATCTGATAAATTTCGTAGCCGGTCGAGGTTTTGGTCAGGTGCCCTCCCTCGACCAGGGCGATGGTTCTACCGCCATCGGCGGCGTGACTGATGGCGACCTGGCCGCGGATGACGCGGTCGCCGTCGGCGCGGACGCTTCCGGGGACGTGATGTCCGCGGAGGTCGTCCCAGTTGTGGTTGTAGAGGAGCGCGCCGCCGTCGTTCAGGCGGGAGAGATCGACAGATTCCGGGGCGCAGTCGAGGATTTCCACGCCCCACCAGCGCTCATAGGGCAGTTCACTGGCAAACGCCATCTCGACGACAAGGTCGGCGCCGTCTGCGCGGACGGTTGGTTCGGTCAGGGTGATGCGGTGTTCTCGGGTCAGGCCCATGGATACTCCTCCATGGGTTCCGAGTTTTACGGGACCGCGTCAAGTGGTTAATAGACGCGGTTTGACGGATCAGTTTGGCGCGGGATCCACCACGACGGCGGGCTGGCCGGCGTTGAGGGTGACGCCGTAGCGATCGGCCAGGGCGCTTTCGGATTGGCGCTCATCGAAGACGTCCTCGATGTCGCGGCCCATGTCGCTGGCGATGCGCGAGAGGCTGGTGATGCCGAGTTCGTAGGCGGCGCGGGCGGCTTCCATGTCTTTGACCGGATCGACCCAGGCCCAGCCCCGGAAGCGCCAGCCGTGGGCCTTGAATTTCGGCAACTTGGCGAGGGGCAGCGCGCTGCCGTTGTCGAGCAGGAGGGCGCCGGAGAGCAGCGAGAGCCGCAGCCATTCGTCGAAGATGGGGTCCAGGATGGCACTGGCGAACCAGCGTTGGCGTTTGCGCCACTCGTCCCGCGCCGAAAGGATGGCGGCGCGGATGCTGGAGAAATTGACGGCCTCGTAGTCGTTGCACAGCTCTGGGTAGCTGGCCCCCGGCAGGCCGCTGGCCATCCGCTGATTGGCGGTTTTGAGGAAGGGACCGAATACTTCGTTCGGGTATTTGGAATCGACGGTCTTGACGTCGACGCCGTCGGGCAGGGTGTCCCAGGTGCCCGGCGCACTGGTCGCGATGCGCGATCCGGCCTCATCGGCAGTGGGCTCGCCGACGGGCGGCGGGGATCCGTCCGGCGTGACGAAAAAGCCGAGGTGGTCGGCGCCGTGCTTGGCGGCCATGAGGGCGGAGAGGGCGAATTCTCCGGCGTAGTGCATGGAGAGCATGCTGGCGTGCATCCAGGGGATGCCGCGCTTTTGCTCCGCCCGCTGGATGACGAAACGATGCAGCAGGGTGGAGGCCTCCACGCGCACAGCGCGGCGGGCTTCCTGGGCGCTGTCGTTGAACCAGTAGCCGACGGCGCGGCCCTGCGCATTGACCTCGACGCCGGAGCAAATGGCGTTTTCCCCAGCGGAGGGCGGGCGGTGCTTCCAGGTGGCGATGCGGGCGACGTCGAGGAGGCGGACGGCGAAGCCGAAGCGGTTGCCGGCGTCGGGTCCGCGAATGAATTCGACCAGGACTTCGCCATCCCGGGCCAGGCCGCGGCTCACGGCCTGGCAGAGGTCGTCGAAGGCATAGTTGCCGGTGACTTCGCAGACCCCACGCCCGCACCATTCGGCCCAGCCCTTGGCGACGGCGGCGCGGGCGCCGAGGTCTGGAGAGCCGGGGGCATTGTCGATGAGCGGGACGAGGCGCGGGGCTTGTTCGCCGATCAGGTTGGTTTCTACGATGTCGAGGTAGTTGCGAGCGTAGTCGTTGTTGTTTTCCAGGGCGCGGCTGCGGGCGCGCAGGGCGTCCAGGTCGGTGCGGATTTCGTCGTCGATGCGCTCGGCGGTGGCTCGCCAGGAGCTGGTCAGGCGGTTGAGTTGAGCGGCGGCGAAGGAGCGCGAGAAGATTGCGGCTTGTTGCTGCCGCGATCGGGCTTCCCGCGCCGCTTGCATCTTGCGCCCATGCTCTTGCAGGATAAGGGAGCCCTTGAAGGGCACGGGAGACGTGGCGGCCATCAGAATCTCATGTAGACGCGGGCAGAGCGACCGGACTGGCCGCGCACTTCGCGCCGATAGCGGTCCCGGAGGGTGAGCAGGTCGGGAATGGCGATGTATTTCATGCGGCGCCCGTCGATTTCGTATTCGGCGACCGCAGGATCGTGGTTTTCGATCCAGGATTCCAGGGCGGCCAGGGTCTTTTCGGCATGGCTGCGGGCGTCCAGCCCGGATTCCGTTGCGGCGGCGAAGTCGGACCGGACTTCCCAGGACCCGCTGCGCACGGTGTACGCGTCGGTTCCATCGCCGACGCGGGCCTGCCAGGAATAGGCTCCCGCAGACCAGGCCGCCGTGGTTGCCGGGGGCACCCGGATGAGGTGGCCGTCGCCGTCGGCGGTACTGGTAAAGCTGATTTTCGCGCCCGCGCGGACGGCGGTGTAGGTCACGACCCACCCGTCACTGGCCGGGTAGTCGTCCAGGGAGAGGCGCCAGGTGGCGGTATCGCCGGCCAGGATGATCGCGGGCTCGGTGGTCTGGACGGGGGCAGTCATGCCGCCGTTTATAGGGCAGCCCGGTCAAGCGGTTAAGGCTGACCGCTTGACGTGATATTCCAGACTTGCTGGCGAGTGATCCCGAGGCGCTCGGCGATTTCGCTGTTGCCGATGCCCATCCCGGCCAGGCGCCGCACTTCGGCATGCCGACGCTGGACATCGAAGG